GCGGAGGGGTGACCGTGGCTACCACTCACGAGAGCTGAGCGCTCATGGTTGCCAACGGATTTCGATCCGTTGGCTTCCACGGTCGCTCAGACCGAAACGGAAAACAACCACAACGAGATTGGAGACAAAGATGGCGATTGATGTTGCGGCACCGGCGAACCAGTGGGTCGTCAAGGGCATGCCGGAATCGGTCACGATTCAAGGCGTTCGGGTTCACGTGTTTCCGGACACCGTGATGTGCTACAACGACACACAGGTTCGCGAGGACATCAAGGATGGCGATGTCCTTGTGGTGCCTAGCGATGAGATTGTCGGCATACTCGTCGAAGCATGGCCGACGGCCATCACCGCTCACTACGGTGAGCTGCATCGTTTCGCGCCGTGGTTCATGAAAACCGTTGCGTCGCAGCGTTATCGGCGTTCGCTCCGTGTCGCGTTGCGACTGGCTGGCGAGGCTGGCTGGGAGCTTGACAACGGAGAGCCGGAGGATGATGAACTGTGAGGTTCACAAAGGTCCAAAAAAGTTGGTACGCAACGCTTGACGGCGTGTACGCGGTGATGCACGACAGTCTGCCGCGAAGCAAAAGCGTCTGGGCCGAAGGTGATTACGAGGGGTTCGAGGGCGGCGAATGGTCCGCTGTGTACGACCCTGAGGGTCGCCTTCGGACAGACGTGGGCGCAGGGGAAAGCATCGATTGGTTCCCCACCATGCGCGACGCGATGCAGCACTGTAGGTGGCACCGCAGGCGAATCGTGCGTCGTCGCTGAGCTTGAGCGCTCATGGTTGCCAACGGATTTCGGTCCGTTGGCTTCCACGGTCGCTCAAGACCGGAATTCGTGTCGATTCGACTGAACCGCCATGGTTGCCAGCGGATTTGCGGTCCGCTGGCTTCCACGGCTGTTCAGCCCGAACAGTCGAAACCACAACAAGATTGGAGATAGAGATGAGCGAGAAGGTCGCTACGACAGTCGCTTGGGTCCGCGCTTCCGAGCTGCACCGTGTGCTGAGCAATGCGGCGCTGTTCATGGAGGACAACCATGAACTGTTCCCGGAAATCTCATTGGTGCAGTTCAACTTTGACGCGCATCGCATGATTTGCGTTGCTACAGACAGGTTTACGCTCGGCGTCGCCAAGCTGGACCTCGACGGCGTCAAAGGGCAAGCGAACAACGATGACGGCGCTACGTTCAACATCGCAGCGCCGAACGTGAAAACGCTTGTGAAAGCAGCGAAGACAACGAAGCGCGATTCAGCGACCCGTAGAGTCACGATCAAGCAGTGCTACGACGGAACGGTGACGTTCGAGTTCAGCAGTGGCGAGCATTTCACGATGAAGACGCCGTCTCAGTCACTTCCCAAGTGGCGCCAGCTGATTCCGTCCGACAGCACGCCGATGGTCAAACGGTCATCGGTTGGACTGAACCCGAACCTGTTGGCGCGCTTCGCGCGAGTCAATGGGGGATCACATCAGATGGCGATGTACTCGTTCGACGAGGACGACGACCGGAAGAACAAGCCTCTAGCTGTTCTGATCGATGATGATTTTCTCGGGTTGATTATGCCAATTCGGTTGTCCGACAACGAAACGCAATGGCGGGTGGTTCGACCGGAGTGGCTGTGAGGGCGAGTGATGGCTGTACTGCTTGAGTGCGACGAGTGCGGCAAAGTCAGTGAGCCACAACAGGTTCCTGGCCTGTATTGCGAGATGTTCGACGTGCTGCCGGATGGCTGGGCGTTGACTCGTAGTACTGGCTCGGTGGTGCTGGTCCATTGCGATCAGTGTGGTGATGACAGGCCCGCCTGAATCGTCATGGTTGCCAACGGGCTTAGACCCGTTGGCTTCCACGGCTATTCAGTCCCGAATAGTCTGAACCACAACGAGATTGGAGGCAGTGATGAGCAAGGAGCACGTTGCGCCGCCGACCATTTCGGGCGGTGATGAGTAGATGGCTGTCTGCCTGTCGGTGAAGCAACCTTGGGCATGGGCAATCATGCAGGGCCTCAAGGATGTTGAGAATCGCACATGGTTCACCAACTACCGTGGGCCGCTTGCGATTCACGCCGGGAAAAGCTTCGACCGAGAAGCGTTGGCGTTCATAAAAAATAGCGGCGTCGATGTGCCTGACGACGACGATCTCGTGTTCGGCGCGGTGATCGGGTTCGTCGATATTGTCGATTGCCGCAAGGGCGTTCGCAGTAGATGGGCAATGCGCCAGCATTGGCATTGGGTACTTTCCAGGCCGCGTCCCATTGATCCGGTACCGCTACGAGGGCGGCTCGGCCTGTTCAATGTGGACGACGAACTATTGCGAACTGTCTGAGCCGGTAGGGTTCCGCGCGTGCGCATGGTTGCGCACCTGCGGTTCCTGGCCTGCTCAGGCCATTCACATTTGGTACACAACATGATTGGAGACAGAAATGCGTCTAGGCTCGTTCGAGGCAATCGTCGTCGACCCGGACGGCAGTTGGCGTCAGGTCACCGTGGATCGTGCTCATGCGTTGCGAACGTTGCAGCACGCAGTGGGCGGCAACATCGAAGCGGTTTACGGCACGGTTTACGGCACGGATACCGATGTGACCCTGTTCGTCAACGATGAAGGCAGGCTTGAGGGTTTGCCGTTCAACGCTGCCGCCACGGGGCTGTGGTGGCAGTTCAACCCGTTCGTGCGGGGTAGGGAAGTGCTTTGCGGCACCGTGGTGGTCACCGGCGGATGCGACGACGATGGCGAGACGTTGAGCGTCCCGCTTGTTGTTCGAGACATGTTGGGAGAGTGATGATTTCGCATGGCCGAAACACCAAAACGGTATGTCCGTGTCGAAGATGCGTTGTGGCGCAAGGCATCTGCAAAGGCCCGCAGCGAAGGCACGACGCTGTCGAAGTTGTTCAGGGCTTGGTTGCAGGACTACGCCGATGACAGATCGATTGATGAGGAACTGGCCCTGATCATCGAACGACTGTCGGCGGTGCGACGGCGCCTCGATGTGTAGCACGCCAGTATTGCCGCCTAGATGGCCCGTAGACGTACGAACGGTCCGCTCAAGTGGTCTACCACCCGAGACGGGGTGTTCGTTCGTTACAGGGGCAATCAGGGCGCAAAGAGAGGCCCCGGGCTGGTCGGGACCGCATTTGATGACCAGGCCCGGGGCCTCTCCCACCACCACAACAAGGAGGGTCCAAGCAATGGACGTTGCAAGGGCGGCCTTCAGTCTACCGCATCTCAATCATGTTGTGCCGCAAGGCGTCACTCTTCGAGCAGAATCTCAGCCTGCCTCAGCTGGTCCAAACGTTCATCGATCTCCGTCAGCCTCGTCTGCATTCTGCGCAGTTCGCGCACCAGTTCCGTGCGTTCTTTGATCAGTTTCGTTTTCTCTTGGCGCACAGCAAGTTCCAGCTCGCGCTTGTCGTGTCCGCCAATCGTTGCCACTTAAATCCCCTTACACCCCTGTGGTCTCAAAGGCGCATTCGCTGCCTATTTATGTATATGTACCGCCGGTCTTCCCGTACGGGTTGCGGGCAGTTTAGTCCGGTTTTCGGGACAGCGCAACACCCTTTGAACTGCGACGATCCCGACGCGGCGATCCGCTGACCGAACATTGTGTCCGAAATCGGGACACCCGTGCTACAGTCCCACCCATGCTGTTGCCGGACGACGACAACTACCACGTTGACGAGCTGGTATGGAACACATCATCACTACTAAATCTGTTGGTACGACACGACATTCACTCACGAGGCGAACTAGCTGCGCGCATCGGCGCTAGCCGATCACGCATATACGAAGCCTTCGACGACAACTGGCGCGGACGTGCCACGCCGATGCTCATCTACCGTCTCGCAAGGCTTTTCAATTGCCCGCTATCAGCCATAGTGCTCGAACCTGCGGCGCTGAACCGTCGCCCACCCAGGCCGCCTAGGCCGCCACACCGGCCACCACATCCGCTACCCGTACAAAAACGGTCTGCCACATGACAGCAGCCGCCGACACCGGGGCCAGTGTTTCCACAACACGCCGCAACGCGCTCACTGGCCGACAACTACGACTGATAGTCAACGCTGCCCGAAAAGCGATGGAGGACAGCGGCATCGACATCAGCCCCGCGAAGGTCAACAAGCTCGCGCGCCGGTTCGAGAAAGCACTTCGCAAGGCGCGCATAACATTTCACGAATTCCTCGCCGACGAGACGCACCGCCGACGACTCGCCGCAGCGCACCCAGAACTGGCGCCGGTCATCTCCTACCTGGACCCGACCGGAGAGACAGCCGTGAATCGCGTTATGCGCCAACGGGGTTGGTGAACCACACAACGAGGGAGAATGATGGCATATCAGCGAATCGACATACCGCGCCACCCGCAATGGGATGGCCCGCTAGTGCTGCCGGACGGCTACACACCGTCCGGTGACAAGACATGCCCGCTATGCAAGCGACCGTGCCGCACGGGCAGACGAGGCACAACCAGGCCGGGCGACTGCCCATGCATCTACTACAAGCGCACAACAACTTTCATTGACGTGTTGCAGTCCGAGTACGCGCTGAAAGCATGGGATCGACGAATGGTCGCCTACGGCATGAGTCAGCGCGAAGACCTAGTACTTGCCGCTGCCGCGTGCCGCAACGATGGGTCGGACCGCGACAGGTTGCAGGAAATCGCTGATGCCGCAAAGGAACACGCCCGAGCCAGTGCGGGAGCGAACATCGGAACAGCGCTGCACACACTCACCGAATGGATGGACACCGGGCAGGAGCTTGGGCACGTTCCCGAGCCGTACCCCGCCGACCTCAGGGCTTACGAGGCTGCGACGAAGAACATCGAATGGGCGGCTGTGGAAAGCTTTCGCGTACATGACGAATGGCGAGTCGGAGGCACGGCGGACCGCATCGGTTGGCTCAACGGCGAACTGCATGTGTTCGACATAAAGACATCGCCGAACGAGAACCCGATCAGCTATCCGCATAGTGTCGCAATGCAATTGGCCATGTATGCGCACAGCGTGCCGTACGACATCGGGAAGGACAGGCGCACAACGGACCCCGCGCCGATCAACCTCGACGTTGCGTACATCATCAGCCTCCCAGCTGGTAAGGGGCGCTGCGAAATCAGGCCGGTCGACATCCGAAAAGGCTGGGACGCATGCCAATTGGCTGTGAAGGTGTGGGAATGGCGCAACACCAAAGGCTTGATTCTCGGCGACGACATCGCGCCGCCAAGCCTCGACGCCGACGACCCGCTGAGCCTGGAAGAGCAAGCGGCGCAAGCGAACAGCGAAGACGCGCTGCGTGAGCTGTGGAGGCAGGCGAAACGTGACGGCGCGCTGACGGACAGCGTGAAGCGCGCGATCATGGCGCGCCGCACCGAACTGGGAAAGGCCACTGTATAGACAAAACGCGTTGGCGCTCAACGAGAAAGGAGGCCGCCCCGCCGAACAGAGCGGTGAACCACACCACCCATCGAATCCACAACGAGATTGGAGGAAACAGCAATGACGGTCGAGCCGTACATCGAACCCGAAATCATCGATAGCACCCAGCCGTTCAGCGAAGAGAAAGCCAAGGAACTTGACGCGCAAATCCGCAAGGCCAGCGAACAGGTTGTCAATAGCTTCGACCACCTGATCGATCTGCTGGAACAGGCTGCGCTCGGGCAAATCCATGTGGCCCTCGGCTATAAGTCGTGGACGGCGTACGTCAAGGATGCCGTGAAGATTGCGCCGGTGGACCGGGACGAGCGAAAAGCGTTGGCAGAGCTTATGTCCGGCAAGGGCATGAGCAACCGCACCATCGCCGCGATCACCGGGGTGAGCGAGGGCACGGTGCGCAATGACCTCGCCGACGCCGATACTCCGGAGGAAGTCACCGGACTCGACGGCAAGACTTACAAAAAGCGGAAGCCTCAGCAGCACAAGGAATCCGGCGAGGAACCGCTTGATGTCGAGGAAGTCGACGAGGACGACGAGCCACCGACGGTGCAGCGGCGTCCCATCACCGGTGAAGTGAAAGACGTTGTGTCCGAACTGAAAACACAGCTCGACGTGCTCGCCGAGCTGGCAGTCGACCCGCGATTCGAGAACTCGCGCAAGACGATTGCCAAGAACAACGCGTCGAAGCTGCGCGAGATTATCGACGGGTTGACGGCCATCCTCGACAGTCTCGAAGGTGAGTAAATCCGTGTGTGAGAAATGTATTCACGACTTCGACGGCATGACATCGAGCTTCGATGAACTGTTGCGACGGTTGCAGGCAGACATCGATGCCGGTCGTGCCCCGAAGACGCCGACCGCTCGGGTTACCGCGCTAGCGGCGATCTTCGAATCGCTTGGCACATGCAGTGATTCGAGCTACGTCACGATGACTTGGTGGCTCGCTGTCGCTGTGGAACGGCTGCTCGCCCTTGAACAGGCTGGTGTGCCGACATGACGAGGATCGTCGCTGCACTGGCTGTGCTGGCTGGCGTTCTGGCGCGTCTACGGCGCGCCAGAACGCCGGGCAGCCATGCCTGTCAGTGTCGCGCCGTCGAGGATGTTGATCTCCGACACCGTACGAATGACAAGGAGAACACCGTGACCGATCAACCGAGCTACGCACTGCTGGAAGACGTTCCCGCACACGTGACACAAGTCCGAGGCGGGCGCACCACCGCGACAAGGACCAACGGCCGGTGGATCAATCAGAACGGACAGATTGTGCCACTCGACGCGAGCGGACCGTGGACACCAACCATGGAAGCATGGGACCGGCGTGGTATGCTGCGGGAGCCGACCCGGTGATGGAAACCGCTACTGTGATCTCCAATCTTGTTGTGGACCTCGCCGGGTCGGCCCATTTATTGGGGGCTTGATGCTCCCGAAGATCACCAGCCGCGAACAGCAGGCCCTCGTTGAGGCGCTGCGAATTCTCAAGCGGCACAAGCATTCCGGTTCCCTGTGGGTTGAAGCGTTCCTGCACAACTGCCGTGTCGTCGACGACGATGGGAAGGAGGAATGAGTCGAATGGCATACGCATTGCACTACTACCGGGACACCGAGACCGCCCTGCGGTACAGCGTGTACGGAGGACTGGTCAAACCGTCCGGATACCGGGTAAGTCCTTACGCCTACAGGACATTCGAGGCCGCCGCCGCTGTGGCCGACCACATCAACAGGGTGTGGCGACCGAAGTACCCAGTCACCGTTGTGCGGGCACTGCGCGACGCGGTCGTAGTCGGCTAGCGACAACAGCTATCCGGCGCATTGATCTCGCACCCACAACCTAGCCCGAAAGTCTCAGCGGGCCAGGAAATCTGAGACACCGACAGATAGGAGAAATACGAAAATGGCATGGGAGGAAATCGACGTCCCCGCTGGGCAGTTCATCGGCTGGGGCACCAAGGAGGGCCAGCACGTCACCGGCATTGTCGTTGACTACGACCCGACTGGCGCAACAGATTTCGGTGGACAGCCGTGCCCGTACCTTGAGGTCGAGCTGACCGAACGGGCTGCGTCGTTCAACAAGGAGGGCGACCGCACCGACTACGACGCTGGTGAGATTGTCCAACTGTCTTGCGGCCAAGTGCAATTGAAGAAGAAGATTCGGAAGGCGGAGCCAAAGGCTGGCGACAAGATCAAGATCACCCTTTCGGAGCTGGTCAAGACTCAGAACGGCACGGTCAAGGGGTTCAGTGTCCAGATCGACCGTTCCGGCGGTGCGACTCAGGACGACGACGAACCTCCGTTCTGACACAACAGATTCCGGCGCCCGGCCTGGTGCGCAACCATTGCGCACCAGGCCCCGGCTCGGGCCTGCAAACATCAAGACCCGCGAAATGAATTGCGTCTGCGGACATTCTGAACATCAAAACGAATGCCGTTGCGGCTGCACCATTTACGAGCCGGACGACGGAAAGTTCGGCGAGCAGACCGTGTACATGCCCAACGGTCACGAACGCTACAGCGGCATCTACAACAACGCCTTCTATTGAGGATCAACGCAATTGCTGTTCGACGGACAGGTGCGCGTCTACTCGACGTGCCGGAGCTGCCAGCAGACCATGCGGGTTGTCGACCCGTTCGACACCACGCACCCATGCTGCGAACCACAGCCGACCAAGCTCGAATCACTCGCACACGGGTGGCTCAGCGCAGTCCTCGCCGAGGACCGGCGAACGGAACAACTGACCGCCAAAGAAATTGAGCGGCTGGAGAATCGGGCGCCGAACCTGCACAAGGCGGCGATGCTGTACGCGGAGTGGGGATGGCCCGTCTTCCCGCTCGGCAGACGCTCGAAACTGCCCGCCATCCCTAAATCAAAGGGCGGCAGAGGATTTCACGACGCCACGACCGACGTCGAGCGGGTGGACCGCTGGTGGTCGCGATACCCGCAGCACAACATCGGCATAGCGACCGGCGTCGCGTTCGACGTGATCGACATCGACCCGGACAAAGGTGGAACGATGTCGTGGCTGGAACTGTTGGCGCGCAACAGAATTGACTGCCGATGCAGCGAGAGAACACGCACACATCTGCATCTTCCCGATGTGCATGGCATAGCCGTCACAGCGCACGGCGGCATGCACATGATCGTGCCGCCCACAGGGAAAGGTAATTGGGCCAGCAAATTTGAGATAGCGCCCGGCGTGGACTACCGGGGCCGTGGCGGATATATCGTGGCGCCGCCGTCGCTACTCGGCGGGCGTGGACGCTCCTACTCATGGCTTGTGTCACCAAGCCCGAAACTGAAGGGAGAGAACAGGAATGGGAAAGCACAACGAGGGAATGCCGAACGGGTGGACGCCGACCCCGGATTCATCCGTCGTTGGGAGACACGCGTTGAGGGAAGGATGGAAGTATCGCGCGGTGGCCAATCCGATACCAGCTGTGTTCAAGGTGAATTGGTCTGATGACGGCATCTACCGCCCCGTGGTTGGGAGCCGAGCATGATTGAAAGAGTTTTGTCGACAAAAGACCTCAGCGACGACGATCTGTCGATACTGCGGATTGTCATCGCCGAGCATCGCGTGCGGACCGGCGCGCCGCGCTACGCGGCAGCGAAAGACCCTGTCTATCAGAAGACTTCGTGGCTCATGCGGCGCGCCGCTGCGAGGATTGACCAATTGTTGTCGGAGGCGGGCATCGGGCGGCAACCTGACGATAACGCCATCATCCGCGAATTGCTGGACCGCGCAACATATTTCGAGCAGGCGGAGGCTGGCGTCATTGAGAAACCGTGACCCGGAGGATCGCCTGCGCCTTGACGGCGGCGCTAGGCGTACTTGCGTGCGTCACGCCACCAGCCGATGCCAGACCGTCGCTGCATCATGTTGTTCAGCGGCTACAGGACGCCAACGGCCACTACCGTTACGGCGCAGCGAATCTCAGCGAAGCCGACTGCTCAGGGCTTGTGTCTGTGGCGCAGTCGCTGGCAATGGGTTTGCCGCCCAAGCGTTTCGGCAACACGCACAGCCTCATCGCCGGTCAATGGCCGCACGCCATTCCCGGCGCGAGGCCCGACGACCTGTTCATCATCGGCACGAACAGTCAGCACATGGTTGCTCAGGTCGCCGGAATACGCATTGAGGCAAGGCAATCCGGTGAACGCTGGCGATTCGGCGATGCTGCCGCATCACCGTTCGATCCACGGTTCACCCACCGATATCACATCGATCCCGCAGTACTGAAGTGAGAGGACCACCAATGGACCTCGTGTTCCTGGACACGGAAACCCTTGGGCTGTCGCTGGATTCGCCGATCTGGGAATTCTCGGCGCAGCGGTACAACAACGTCGAACCCGGTCGCCTGCTGCTTGACGCGGACGAGGCGCTGAACATGTTCATCAGACACGATCCCGGCGATTGGCTCGACAGTCTGCCGTCGCCGTTCGTGGACGACTACCGCGCACGGTATTCCGAGCCGAAAGCTGTCGACGAGTACGTCGCCGCACACCTGATTCACGAAATCACAAGAGGCGCAACGATTGTCGGCGCCGTGCCGTCGTTCGACACGACGCGGATCGAACGGCTGCTGTTGCGGCACGGATTCAAACCCGAATGGCACTACCGGCTGATCGATATCACGGCGGTAGCGCTCGGCTATGTCGCCACGAGAGCGAGTGTCTCGGAGATCACGTCGGACGGGCTGTCGCGGCTCGTCGGTGTCGACCCGACAATGTTCGACCGGCACACCGCAGCCGGTGACGTGAGCTGGGTCAAGGCGCAATGGAACGCCATGCTAGGCAAACGAATTCAGCGGTAACCGCGTTGCAGCCACCGAAATAGAAGAAGTACCAATGGATTTCAAGGAGGTGTGATGTCGCCCGTAACGGGGGCCATCATCGTGTCGTCAATCCTCGCGTTGATCTGTGTTCTGTGGTTCTGGCTCGGATGAAAGGGCTGCCAATGGATTTCGAATCATTGCTAGGCAGGGGAATTCGGCGATGACGAAACCGAAACGGTGCCCGTGCTTGTGCTCCGGCTGCACGGACCCGACGACGAATGCGCACCATTGCCTCGTCGATCCGTGTACTCGGCAGCGCAATCGCCGCAGCCCCAAGGAGATCGAAGCGGCAGGCCGGTACCGCAACGGCAGGCCACGGAAGTCGGAGTGGCAGAAGCAGCGCGAGAAGCTGCGCGCGGAATCGAAAGCGGCGCAACAGAAATCACCGGAGCCGAAGCAGGCGCCGTTGCGTCCCACTCGGCGGCGGCTGCGGTACATCGTGCGGGCGTGCCGCAACGGCAAGAAGGTGAGCATACCGGCGTGGGAAGGCCGGGACGAGGCGATGGCTATGGCTATCCGGCTGAAACGTTCCGGCTGGACGGATTTCGACGGGCAGGGTGAGCCGAGCGTGGTTGACCTGACGGCGAGCAGCAGTGAGTAGAACCGAATTACCAAGCAAGCGAGAGGAATACAACGATCATGGCTGATGACGATGCCCTTAATCGGGAGGCTCTGTTGAAGTATGTCAAGCACAACGGCGACCTGACCGCCGACGGATATGTCGCTGTCGCATTGGGTTTGGCTGTTATGCAGTTCGCGTGCTACCGACGTTCACGTTTCAAGGGCTGGTGGGACGGGCGTGGCATGCGGAACTTCGGCGAGGCTGTGGCGCTGATTCATAGTGAATTGTCCGAGGCGCTTGAGGCGTACCGCGAGGGCGACGATATGCGCAGCGTGTCTTTCATCGACGAGAACGGCAGGCATCTTGCCGACGGCGATGCGAGTTTCATGCCGGAGACCGCGAAACCTGTCGGCGTGGCAAGCGAATTCGCTGATGTGTTGATCCGGTTGTTCGACCTGTGTCAGGGCTTTCATGTGCCGCTGGCTGAAGCGTTCCTGGCAAAGCATCGCTACAACGGTACGCGTCCGCACCGGCACGGCGGTAAGCGGTGCTGAATCATGCTGTTCCGCAACAGAACGCACCAAGATGCCCCTACGCAATACGACAGGAGAACACGTGAGCGTCTACTACTCCGACGACCAGGTGACGCTGTACCACGGTGACGCGCTCGCTGTCGCGCGCGAGTTGCCTGATGGTGCAGCGGATTGCATTGTCACCAGCCCGCCGTATTTCGGGCTGCGCGACTACGGCGTCGAAGGCCAGTACGGGCTGGAATACTCACCCGCCGAATATGTGGAGCGGATGCGCGCACTGTTTGCGGAACTGCGGCGCGTCCTGGCTGACGACGGCACACTCTGGCTCAACATCGGCGATTCATACGCCGGTTCTGGCTACGGAAACCACGACATAAACGGCGACAAATGGAAAGCCGATGCGGGGCTAGACCGTCGCAGAGACCGCCAACAGAAGATGAAGAAAGCACTACTCGCCGAGAACATCCCTCCGAAGAATCTTGTTGGTGTGCCGTGGCGGGTGGCGTTCGCGTTGCAGGATGACGGTTGGATTCTGCGTAACGCGGTCATCTGGCAAAAACCGAACGCCATGCCCGAAAGTGTCACCGACCGGCTGAGCAGCCGCTATGAGTTCGTGTTTCTGTTCAGCAAGTCGCGGCGGTACTGGTTCGACCTCGATCCGATCCGCGAGCCGCTTGTGGCACCACCAAATGTAAAGGGTGGGTTGTTCAAACGTGGTAACGATTCCTACGTCTCACAGGCCACAGGTACACGTCAGGGCAATTGGGACGGCACGTACAACGAGCACGGGCGCAACCCCGGCGACGTGTGGTCGATCCCGACGCAGAAGTTCCCGGGTGCGCATTTCGCGGTGTTCCCGCCGGAGTTGCCGCAGCGCTGCATTCTGGCCGGATGCAAACCCGGCGGCACCGTCCTCGACCCGTTCAGCGGCTCCGGCACCACCGGACTCGCCGCACAACGCACCGGCCGAAAGTACATCGGCATCGACATCAACCCCGCATACCACGACCTCGCACTAAAAACCCGCTTACGTGATGCGGCACTCGATTTCGGGGATGGTGCATGACCGCGCAGTTGGCTTTGTCGTGGCGATGTTCGATCACGCGTAGCTGAAATGCGTTGAGGCGCATACGAGTCAATGGAAGGAGGACGGGTGATGTTGCTGCGCAATGAGTGGGAATGCCCGCACTGCGGTGAGCTGAATTTCGTCGAGGACGAGTATTGCGCCGCGTGCGGAGAGGACCGCGACGAGTGACGGAAAGCGAAGTGAGGGAAAGGAGTTCACGGTTGACCTGTAGTTGCCGGAAGGACAGCGAGTTGCGCGACATGATCGTGGCGGCGTTCATGGCCGGGTTCGTGGCCGGAACGGACAGGCATTCATTGAGTCCGATGTCGCTGTCGAACAGGTTGACGGCGCTGCTGGACGACATCGCATCGTGACCGGGTGCGCACTTGTTGCGCACCTGTGGCGAACCATTTGAGGGACAAGGAGGTTCAGGGCAATGGCGAATACGACTGAGTACATCGGTCCGATGGGGGGTGACCGGTGAGTCTTTTTGAGTTGACTGATGAGACGATGGCCACGCCGAATGGGGTTGTGCTGCACCGGATTCGCGCGGTTCGTGATTTGCCGGAGCATGGTGTGGAGGCCGGGGATTTGGGTGGCTGGGTGGAGTCCACCGACAACGTGTTCGACCGCGCGTGGGTGTCCGGTAACGCGCGGGTGTCCGGTGACGCCCGGGTGTTCGGCGACGCCCGGGTGTCCGGCGTCGCGTGGGTGTCCGGCGGCGCGTGGGTGTCCGGTGACGCCCGGGTGTTCGGTGACGCGCGGGTGTCCGGTCGCGCGCAGGTGTTCGGTAACGCGTGGGTGTCCGGCGACGCGTGGGTGTTCGATAACGCCCGGGTGTTCGGCGACGCCCGGGTGTCCGGCGACGCCCGGGTGTCCGGTAACGCCCGGGTGTCCGGTAACGCCCGGGTGTCCGGCAACGCGCGCGTGTTCGGCGACGCGTGGGTGTTCGGCGACGCGCGGGTGTTCGGCGACGCGTGGGTGTTCGGCGACGCACAGGTGTTCGGCGACGCGTGGGTGTCCGACAACGCGTGCGTGTTCGGCGACGCGCGGGTGTCCGGTAACGCCCGGGTGTTCGGCGACGCGCAGGTGTCCGGCTACGCGTACGTGCTCGGTGACGCGCGGGTGTGCGCACCCCAGGACATTCTGGTCATCGGCCCCATCGGATCAGCAAACCAGTGGATCACACTGGCCCGCACTGACACCGGCCATCACCTCAACATCGGCTGCTGGGACGGCACCCTCGGCGAACTGGCCGCCGAGGTTGACCGGCGAGCCGCCGACTGGCCCGACGCCCACCGGGACCGGTGGCGGGACGAGTACGCGGCCGCCGAGCAGTTGATGCGTCACCGCGCCGATTCGTGGCGCAACACACCTATCTGTGGTCAACAGAGTGGATTGGAGGTTTGGTGATGAAAACGATTGTGGCGGCGCTGTTTACGGCATTGGGTTTGTGGTTCGCGGCGCCCGCCGAGGGTACGCCGCAGCAGGATGCTCAGTACCTGTATCTGCTGAACGAGGCTGGGATTTCGTATACCTCAGCGGATTCGGCGATCAGTGTGGCGCAGTGGGTTTGTCTGCAATTGGCTCGTGGTAGTTCTCTCGGTGAGGTCGGGGTGACGGTGTATCTGAATGCGCCGTATCTGTCGGTGGACGAATCGGCGTCTGTGGTGGCTGCTGCTGTGGTGACGTATTGCCCGTGGTTCGCGGGTACCGGTTCGACGGCTGTGTGAGAGATCGAGGCGCCGAGTTGCCGCTGTGACGGGCTGAAGCGCGCTTGCTGGTGTGGTTGTGCCGGTGAGCCGCTTCAGTCCGTCTACGGTCTGTTCGGGCGCCTTTGCGGCGTTGGGGCTGCGAGCTTTTCACGACAAGGAAGTGGTTGGTTGATATGTCGGATTTCACCGATGAGATTGCGCGGGCTGAGGCGTTGGAGCGTGCTCGCCGCGCCGCGTTGGCGCCTCCGGCGAAGCGTAGGCGCAGGGCTGCTGCTGTTTCCGATTTGCGCGCCGCGCAATTGGCTTACGCGGAGTCGGCGCTTGAGGATGAATGCTCGGAAGTCGCTGCGACGCCTAAGGGTTCGCGTAATCCCCGGCTCAATGTGGCTGCGTTCAATCTGGGTCAGCTTGTGGCTGCTGGTGTTCTGGACGAGCAGCGGGTGGTTGAGCGTCTTACTCGCGCGGCTGTGGATTGCGGTCTGCATCGTGACCGTGCCGGTGGCGGTATGCGTGGTGTGCGGGCGACGATTCAGTCGGGTCTTGTTGCGGGAAAGCAGCTTCCGCGAGATTTGTCCCACATCGGGGTTATTGAACACGCGTCTAATAGCGGTCAGAACTTCCGCAACGGGTCTGAGTCCGCATCGGCGGGTGGCGTCCCATCGCACGGGAAGCGTCGAGGCGAAGCTCCGGACGAAGTGGCCAATCGCGTTGTCTCACTTCACCGGTTGTCTCAAGTGCGCACGCGTGTGCCGATGTGGGTGTGGGAGTACGACGGTCAGGGACGCATACAGCTCGGTGCTTTGACGATGTTCGCCGGGCGACCGGCTGCCGGGAAATCCACTGCGGTGCGCTGGTTCGCGGCTCGTATCTCCAAGGGTGAACTGCCCGGCGCGTGGTTCGGTCATCCGATGCGGGTTGCGCTGTTGATGGCTGAGGAACAACTTGATGCGGTGGTTGTGCCCGGATTGATCGCTGCGGGAGCGGATTTGGAGAACGTGTTCACACCGACCGTGAGGATCGGTGATCACGAGACATCGTTCATGAGCACCCGGGACGAGGCGTTGTTGACGGATGAGTTGTTGGACAACGATGTTCGCGCGTTGTTCATCGATCCTGTGATGGCGACCATCGACAAGGGCACGGATGTGAACCGTAACAACGAGGTTCGCGCGTTGCTTCAGCCGTATGTGCGGATTGCTCAGGCTATCAACGGGATTGTGGTGGCGGTGACTCATCTGCGTAAAGGGCAGGTGCGTGATGTGATGGATCAGATCAATGGTTCGAGCGCGTTCGGTGAGTTGCCGCGTTGCGTGTTCGGTTTCGCGCCTGTCGGTGACGGCACTCATGTGTTGGAGCAGGTGAAGAACAGCGCTGGCCCGACGGATTTGAGGCTGGCGTACCACCTGCCGGTGACGGAACTTCAGACCGACGACGGGCAGTTCACCGAGCTACCGCGATTCGAAATCATCGGTCCCTCAAGTCTGTCCATCGCCGATCTCGGTGGAGACAGCGAGGATCAGGACGTTGTGACCGGCAACGCCGATGTGGAATGGCTCCGACGCTACCTGGAGATTGAGCAGCCAGCGCCGAGCGCGCGAGTGAAGCAGGACGCGAAAGCGCAGGCCGACATCAGCGAGTCCCGATTGCATCGCGCGCGGAAACGATTGCGGGTGAAGATCATCAACAGGCCGGAGCCGGGCAAGCCGCACCAGACAGCGTGGTGTTTGCCAGACTACCCCGGCTGAGGGTGTGCGGACCCCGTTGGAAGGCCAATCGTTTCAAATCGTGTCACGAAGGCCCTTAGAGAGAAATGTTCGGGACTTTTGGAATCATTACGCGTTAAATGTTTCACACCGAAATGGCCTCTGACCTGCAATTGTTCCAATTGTTCCAATTATTCAAAACACTTCGCGCGTGAGAGTGAAATATTTGACTCAGTCCAGAACACAGTCAGCGACCGACAGTCGGAAAGTTTGCTGGGACAGCATGACTCAACGAGAAGAGGGAACACGATGAGAGGTTTCGAACATGTCCCGTGGGATTGGGCACCCGCCTCGGTGTGGGTCGACGACGACGGAAACCATCATCAGACAGTGGAGTTCATCGTCGCCGGACAACCTGTACAGCAGGGCAACATCATCCGCAACCGCTACGGCTCGCTGTACGACAAGACCAAGGGACTCAAGGAATGGCGCGACAAGGTTGCGTACTGTGCCCGAGCCGCAATGCAGGGACATTGGCGTAGAAGGGCATTCAGCTCGGAGATGGGTATGCATGGGACGCCTTCTTGCGCGGACCGCGAAGCGGTTCGCGCTACCCCGCGGAGCGGTAGCGGAGCGGCTATTAATGGGACGCCTGCGCGCCGCGACGGGCGGATTTGTCGCGGCGCGCATGGGACGCAAGCACATCACGGTCCGCTGCCGATGTTCGAAGGCGCTGTCATGCTCGACGTGACATTCGTCCGTGAACGCCCGAAATCGCTGCCCAAGAGGACAACACCGGCGCACACCAAGTACCCGGACCTGTCGAAGCTGGTACGCGCGATTGAGGACGCGCTGACCGGCATTGTGTGGCACGACGATTCACAGGTCGTCGAAACCCACAGCCGCAAACGCTACGCCGAGCCGGGCGAGAGGCCCGGAGCGATCATCCTTGTCACCACCAACGTGAAAGTCCTGCCCGACCAATGACATCCATTGCCGAACTTGTCTCAGCCATCGAAATCGCGTGCGAGGGGCTGAAACCCTGCACGCGTCCGGCGCGCTACATTGTGCGGCTGCACGCGCTCGACAGGTGCGCAACGCTTGCGCAACTGGACCCGAACGGCGACCGTGCCTACACGTTGTGCGAAACCTGCCTGCACGCGGTAGTCGCACGCGCACAGGAGTCGTATGTGGCCCTGATTGCCACGCAGAGGCACGAACAGGGTCCGCCACGATGCTTCGACTGCGGCAGGCCGTTTTCGTCGTTCTACGACCTTCTCAGCGTCGAACCCATAGCGTTTGGAGCCACACTGTGACCCGTTGCGAGAACTGCCACGCCGACAGCGCCACCTACCTGTGCGCAGACTGCCAGCGCACACTACGCGAACACCTGCTTCGCGCACCCACCATCGTCGACTACCTGCACGACGCAGCCGTCGGCAACGTGAAACTCGGCGACAACGCACGGCGCACACCATCGGACACCAAAGGCGTGCAACTGAACCCGAAAGCGTCAGCGCTGGCAGCGAAGCTGGAGGACACGCTACGCGGCTGGGCCGAAAACATCGCGGCCACGAACGGTATCGCGATCACCACCCGACCCCGCGTACCGCGTACACCGACAGTCCACGCGCTGTTCCTGGCGACACACATCAAGCACCTTGCCGCACAACGCGACAGCCATCAACTGCTCACAACGCTGCGCGACGACATACGCACAGCACTCGTCCTCATCAACCGGCCCATACCGCCCCAGTTCTGCGGACCCTGCCCAACCATCATCACCGACCACAGCCGATGCAAAGGCGACTGCAACGGGCACCGACACGACTGCGGCACACGACTCATGGCCCGACGAGGCGCAATCGAAGTACGTTGCCCCGCATGCGGAACCACACACAACGTCGAACAACTCATCAACCACCTACTCGCACGCGCCGACAGCTATCGCTGCACCATTCCCGAAATCCACCGGGTACTACGCATGCTCGGCACACCCGTGCCGATGCGGACCCTCTACCACTGGGCCGACCCAAAAGTCGGCAAACTCAAACCCGCTGGCTACCTACGCCCAGACAATCGACGAATCGGTGTGGCACGCACCAGCCCCCACGACAAACCGGTATATCGTGTGGCCGACGCACGCAAAGCGCGTGAGGAAAGCTCCAAGCCCGGCAGGCGAGGACGACCGCTCGGCGGGCGAAAACGAAAGGCAGCCAACGCATGAGCAGCCAGTACGACGACGAACCGAACACGTGCGAACTGTGCGGTGAAGCACTCGTCTACCACCGGCGCTACGGCTGGACTTGCCGGTACTGCGACGAGGACACGCCGGAGAGCTGAACACAGCGTTGTGGCAAAACGTCTCAGGCTGAGGTATTTTGCACAACGAGCAACAGCGGCACCACTATGCCATAAGTTGTTCGCCATAACTCTCGGGCGCAAGCGGGATGCCTCGACCGTCCCACCGCCTCGACGGCGAGGCATCCCGCCACAACACCGATTCAACGAACATGGACGCGCCAACCGACGTCGAAATCCTTCAGGTGCGAATCGTCAACGAACTGACACGACTCCGGTTCCGGCGCGCACGACTCGGCCCCGAACAGGCACGTAAACTCGACGACGCCGCACACCGGCGCATCAACCAACTACTCACCGAATGGGAAGCAGCCCGCACCCATGTCAACACAGTCACCAAACCAACTGCGGGACAACGCGATTAACCTCCTGTACGAACATCTCATCGCGCTGCCCGACCCCGATTACGGCACCATCAACATGCTGCCGTTCGCGTACGACAACGAACACGTGCGCACACTGCGGCGCAAAGTCGCAACAGCAATCGTCGACCTACTCGACAACCACGGAATGCTCGGCGTCCCAACACAGCCCGACGGCGCCGACACCGCAGCACCCACAACATACGTGATCCGCTGCAACAAAACGGCGTGCACCAGCGAGCACCTGGTCAGCCTGCCAGCAGTCGACGGCGTCTCAGCCGTCGACGCGGCCATGTTCATATCCACTGTCTCCCAACTGAATCCACGCTGCCCGCACAACAGGCTAGGACTCGACGATATGCGGGCACACATACAGGAGAACTTCTGGTCCGACACCTGTCGGGCATGCGGCGCACACACCGACCAGCTCGACGCAGCAGGACGGTGCGACAGCTGCACACCACCCGACGAGCCGAGGCTGTACGTGCCATGACAACACCGGACCCACGGCGCTCCATCTTCGAGCGCATGACCAACCCGACCATCGCCGAACAGACGGTGACAGAACGGCTTCGGGCACTGTCCACCGCCGAAGTGGCGCGTATCATCGAACACATGGCCCAAGTCATGGAACACTTGGCGAAAACGCGCAAAGACGTTGTCGTGCAACGGCATACCGGCTCACAGTACGGGTTCACCGTCATGCACAACCCAAGCGGCCAAGTCGATCTCGCAACGCTGCCGCCCAACCCGCTCATCAGGTAGCGAAGCAACCACGATGCCTAAACGGCCACCACGTGTCTGCCCAACCTGTCGCAAGACATACGACGGCGACCGCTGCCCGTGCCGACCCGCATGGACAGGCAGTCACCACAACGGCTCAACCTACCGATGGCGACGCATGCGCGAACTATGGCTCGCCGACAACCCGTGGTGCCAATGGCCCGAATGCAACCGGCCAGCCGACGAAGTTGACCACATTGTCCCCATAGCGGAAGCGCCGCACCGACGCTATGACGTCACCAATATCCAAAGCCTGTGCCGCGAACACCACAGGCAGAAAACCAACGAAGACATCAAGCGCGCCAGAGGAATCATCACATGAGCGCGCCGAACATCAACGCGCACAACGCAACCCACGACAGCACACGCACAGCCCGGCGGGGCTGCCACCGCAGAGCGCGCAACGCGAAACCCATTGGCGCACAAGCCAACCAACGGGACGCTGAACCAAAAGCCTTGCGGCACAGCGCAGCAGTCACCACCCCGGTCACCCGGCACGGGCACGGGCACGGGCGCGGGCCGCATCGGGGCCAAAATCGAAAATGGGCTAGCCGCAACGGATTCCAGCACAGTAGAGCCGAACCGCACTGTGCCCCAACGCGATTCGAGTCCAGCAGCACGTAGCTGCAGGCAGGCCAGCGCAGTGCAGCGCATGACACGGCATTGGGTCGAAGGCGGGTATCGACGCGCTGCACTGCGCCACAAGCCAAACGAATCCCATTGCCGCCCAACGCGATACAGCGAGCAGCGTCGAAACGCATTGTGCTGCAACGCGACCGACGCTCTGCGGCCCTACACGCCGCCAGTAGCGTTGTGGCACAACGGGATTCGCGGGCTGCGCGCCAAACTCGCGCCCGCCCAACACTGCCCGACGCCCAACGCGCCAGCCCGTGCGCCGCACGCCAAACCCGTTGCACCGCAGCGGCTCCCAGCCTCCGCCGCCCGCCCACCAGCGCGCGCACGCAGCCACCAAATCCATTGCCGCCCAACGCATTTCCCGCCCCGGTGCACCAAAAGCGTTGCCGCCCAACGCATTTGGCGCTCACATAGGGGGGAGGGGGGCCCTCGCCGGGGCCCCGGCGAGGCGACACCGCCCCGCGCCTCCGTTTTTGCGCGCTCAGCTCCGGGGCCCCGGCGAGGCGACACCGCCCCGCGCCTCCGTTTTTGCGCGATCAGCTCTGGAAGGCCCCTTAAAGTCGTTGTCCCGCAACAACTTCCGCGGCCGGGGCGAGGTCGGGTTGCGTTGTGCCGCAACGACTTCCGCGAGCGGCAGCAGCGTGGGCGCGGGAGTCATTGCCGCGCAACGCTTTCCGTGTGCGCCTCGACGTGTCGGGACGTTGCTGCGCGCCAATGGATTTGGCGGCTGCGTAGCGAGGTGCGCGGAAAGCGTTGCCGCCCAGAGGCGGTAGGCTCGTAGGAGGTCGCGCCAGAACTGTTGGCGCACAGAGGAAGTAAAGGAAAACACAGTCACCATGAGCGAATATGCGGTTGAGGCGTTCGCGCCGTCGGAATTGCGTCTGTACCAACGTAATCCGCGCAAAGGCAAGGTTGATGCGATTGTCGGTTCCCTGCTGGCAAATGGGCAGTATCGGCCCGTTGTCGTGAACAGGGGGACTCACACCGGGCGCGAGAACGAGGTGCTGGCGGGCAATCACACAGTGATGGCGTTCCGTGAGCTTGTGCAGAAGTACCCCGACGATGAGCGGTGGCATCGGGTGACGTGCTTCGTTATCGATGTCGACGAGGACGCCGCGAAGCGGATTGTGTTGGCAGACAACAGAACAGCCGACCTGGGTGGGTACGACGACGAGGTGCTGGCGGAGTTGTTGCAGGAGCTTCCTGACCTGTCCGGCACCGGCTACACCGACGAAGACCTCGACAAGCTGCTGGCGGGGAGCATTGTTGACGGCGATGCTCCAATCGAAGAGCCGCCGGTGGTGTTCGGGGTTGTTGTTGAGTGTGACACTGAGGCGCAGCAGACGCTGCTACTGGAACGCCTTGATGCAGAAGGGTTTCGGGTTAGGGCGTTGATGTGAGGGTTGACATTGATTTGACGCTTGATCCGCCGCGTAGCGTCAGGGCGCAGCAGGTGTCGGGCATGTTCGATGTACCTCTGACCGACAAGCTTGCGGCCAGCTGGTCACACAACCTGCCCATCGAGGAGAGGCCGTGGCAGGTCGGTCTTGTGGTTGGGGCTTCCGGCGCTGGCAAGTCCGTTCTGGCTCGCGAACTTTGGGGTGACCGCGTTGTCGATGGCTTTGAGTGGACCGACAAGCCGATCATCGACCAGTTCCCACGCGATATGTCGATCAGGGACATCACGGCGCTGTTGACGAGCGTCGGGTTCGGCACGGTACCGGCCTGGTTGCGTCCCTACTCAACTTTGAGCAACGGTGAGCGCTTCAGAACCGATATGGCGCGTGCCGTTGCCGAGTCTGATGGCTCATTGGTTGTGGTGGACGAGTTCAGCAGCGTGGTCGACCGGCAGGTGGCTCGCGTTGCCTCCCACTGTGTTCAGAAGATGATCAGGCGCAGCAACCGGCAGTTCGTCGCCGTCACCTGTCACTACGATGTAATCGATTGGCTTCAGCCGGACTGGGTCTATGATGTTACGCGGCTTGAGTTTTCGTGGAGGTCGGTTCGACCCCGACCGGCCATGCGGCTCACAGTCCACGAGGCTTCGACCTCTGTATGGAAGGTTTTTGCGCGACACCACTATCTGAGTTCCGAAATCGCGAAGTCCGCAAAGTGTTTCGTGGCGTGCGTAGACGGCGAACTGTGCGCCTTCACCAGCTACCTGCACTTCCCACACGCCAAGACCCGCAATATCAAGATGGGTCACCGGCTGGTCGTGCTGCCGGACTATCAGGGCTTGGGAATCGCGTCGCGGCTTGAAGATTGGCTTGGGCAGTGGCTAGCTGATCAGGGCTATCGCTACCGCAATGTCGTGGCACACCCGGCGATGATCGCGCTGTACTCGCGGTCGCCCCGTTGGCGTGAGACACACTCGCGGAGCAAGTCTGTGCGGACGACATCGAAGAGCCGCAGCCTGAAGCGGCAAGCGTTGTCGAGCCGACGCCTGGTGGTGCGCTCATTTGAGTATCAGCCGCCAGCGAAAGAGCAAGTCTCATGAGAACGTTCGTGGCAGCGAAGCTGCACAACCTGCACGTGACCGATGCCAGCGTGGATTATGTCGGCAGCGTCACCATCGCGTCAGAATTGCTGGCCGAGGTCGATATCAGGCCCTATGAGCAGGTTGATGTGGTCAACCTCAACAACGGAAGCCGCTGGACGACATACGTTCTGCCTGGCGACACTCCCGGTGTGTTCACGCTCAACGGCGGCGGCGCTCGATTGGGTGTGGTCGGTGATCGTTGTGTGGTGATCGCGTACCGGCAGGCCGAGGCGTTCCCTGGTGCGCGGGTTGTGTTCTGCGATAAGGACAACCGCGTCGAGCGCAGGGTTGAGTACCGATGATTGTGTTGGAGCTTGGGCAGTATGTGGCACCGGCGTACGCGGGGATGGTGCTCGCTGAGCAGGGCCACTGCGTGGAGAAGTGGTACCAGCAGAATGACCCGGTACTGGGACTGCATAACGGCAAGCAGCTATGGAAGTGGTTGCAATACGGAAAAGTGTTGCAGGAGCGCCACTCCCGAGAGGTAGTGAACATTCCGAAGGGCCGGTTCGATGTCATCATCGACAACCATCGGGCCGACGCGTGGCAGCGGTGGGGGATCGACCCGGCCGAGGTAGCCGAAGCCCTTGATGTGGTGTGGGTTTCGCTGCGGGCCGACGACGATGAACGCAGTTTCGATGTGATTGCCCAGGCTCGCGCCTGGGGTGATCGTGGCATGTTGCCGTTCTACATCGGGGACACCGCCGCCGGTCTGTGGCTCGCCTTCAAGGCTGTCGCTACGCGTAGTTCGGGGCACTATGTGATCCGGCAGGCCGCAGCGCTCGCCAAGTTGGTCGAGGGTGAGCTTGTCGTGGATCGTTCGCAGCCGTGGGATGCGCCGGGCACCTACGGGTTTGACGAGTACGGTGCCTATGTCGAGTATCGCGGTGAACGGATCGTGGAGCCGTACCGCGACGACGACTGGCGTCGGAAGCACTTGGAGCACGACGACGGACGCTTTCGTGTCTGAGAGCAGTTGAGGGAGAACGTCAATGGCAGGCTGGGGTTAGGGCGTTGAGGGTTGACATTGATTTGACGGTTGATCCGCCGCGTAGCGCCAGGGCGCAGCAGGTGTCGGGCATGTTCGATGTAAGCCTTGACGAGAAGTTGGCGTTGTCGTGGCGGCATGACTTGCCGATTGATGACGCTGATTGGCGCGTCGGGCTTATTGTCGGGCCGTCGGGTAGTGGGAAAAGCGTTCTGGCTAAACGCATTTGGGGCGATCTGGTGCGGGAGCGTTTTGATTGGTCCGATGATGCGCCGGTCATCGATCAGTTCCCGACCGGCATGCCGATTCGCGATATCACGAACCTGTTGACAAGCGTTGGTTTCGGCACCGTTCCGGCGTGGCTGCGACCGTACTCGACGTTGAGTAATGGCGAGAAGTTCCGCGTTGATATGGCGCGCGCTATCGCTGAGTCGGAAGACCTTGTGGTTATTGACGAGTTCACGAGCGTTGTCGACCGGCAGGTGGCGCGGGTTGCGTCGCACAGCGTGCAGAAGGCGATTCGGGGTGTCGAGAATCGCCGGTTGGTGGCGGTTACCTGCCATTATGACGTGGTTGATTGGCTGCAACCTGATTGGGTGTATGACGTTGCTGCCCAAGAGTTTTCGTGGAGGTCGGTTCAACCCCGACCCAGCCTCAACCTCAAGGTCTTCAAAGCTAAGCGCGATGTTTGGCGAGTGTTTGCTCGACACCACTATCTGAGTTCGGAGCTAGTCTCTGCGGCGCAGTGTTTCGTGGCTACCGTAGATGATCAGTTGTGCGCCTTCGTGGCTTACCGGCACTTCAGCCACCCGCGTACGAACAACATCAAAATGCTGCATCGGTTGGTGGTGCTGCCTGACTATCAGGGTTTGGGAATCGCTTCGCGCCTTGCTGATTGGTTGGGGCAGTATCTCGCCGACCGTGGTTACCGGTGCAGAAACGTGGTTGCTCATCCCGGCATGATAGCGCTGCATAGCAGGTCGCCGCGTTGGCGTGAAACTAAATCGAAAGCCAGGTCTGTGCGTACGACGACATCTGATCCATGGCTTCGGAAGTTGAATATGTCGTCGCGCCGCCTCCTGGTGCGTTCGTTCGAGTATCAGCCTCCGGCACAAGGCAGGGGCGCCTGAGCGGGCTAAACGCTCTGGCGCACAAGGAGAATGGAAGGTTTTGTAGTCTGATGGCAGCACCGAAGCCTCGTCATGCGAACTTGAAGCTGATCGAAGGTAGGGGCAATGGGCGCGATAGCGGTGGTCGGAAGATCAAGACGCCGCCAGCGTTCACCCGCAAGCCACCGAAGCGGCCAAAGCACTTGTCTCCCATTGCGCTTGAGCTGTGGGACCGGGTGTGTGAGGAACTGCCGAGACTTGGCCTGTTGAAGGACATCGATGGTCCTGCGCTTGAAATGCTTTGCGAGACATACGCTGTCTGGCGGCAGGCTGTTGATGTTCGGCAGAAGAAGGGTGTGCTTGGGAAGAACAGTCAGGGTATCGTTGAGGCGCCGTGGCTGAAGGTTGAGCGTGAGTCGGCTAAGGAGTTTCGCGCGTTGTGCGCCGAATTCGGTTTGACGCCTTCGGCTGAAATGCGACTGGCTGGACCGTCGACGGGTACTGGTGAGCCGAACGCCGACAACCCGTTCGCTGGCTCGTAGGGAAGGATTCGAAGGTGTCTGAGGAACCGATCGTGAAACATCTTGGGGCTGCGACTCGTTCGCTGATCATTCTGGCGGATGAGGTGCGCACTGAGGCTCCTGCTCCTGTGCAGCTTCGTGGCTACAAGGCGAGCGGTATTCAGCTTGTTGTGAACGTGTCGGAAGTCGACGACGAGGGTTCGCCGAAGATCAAGGTTAAGCTGTCTGGCGTAGATGTGTTGAGCGACAGCACGTTTGATCTGGTGGAGTCGATTGAGATGGCGAGTGTCGGCACGCATGTGCTGACCGTGTACCCAGGCGTCGGCGAAGTCGCGAATGTGTCTGTGTCTCAGGTTCTTCCGCACGTTGTGCAGATCGGGGTTACGCATGACAATGCGGATGAGATTGCTTACAGCATCGCCGCCTACTTGCTCGACTAGGGGCTTGGCTATCAGTGGTGTGTGATGGCGGGTCAACGGAGTCGTGCGCGCACAGGTACGCGAAGTGCTAGTCGTCGCGCCAGCGGGCAGACAAGCATCGAAAAGGCTTGGGCGGAAGCTGATCTCGACGCGTTGAAGATTAGTCCGGAGGTCGCGTGGTATATGGAGTCGCGCGGCTACAAGGTGCCGGACTGTCCGCCGTTGATTAAGACGCCGGAGCCGGGCTATGTGAAAGTGTCTGCGGCGCGCGGCTATCGGTTCGATCCTGAGCGGGTTGACAAGGTGATCAACAGCTTTCGGCAGCTGCGGCACACCAAGGGTCATATGGCCGGTCACGTGTTCGAGCCTGACCCGTGGCAGGTTGCGTATGTCATTGCACCGTGGGCGGGTTGGATCACGAAGTCGCCGGATACGGGCGAATGGGTTCGCGTGATCACGTTGATGTACGTGGACCTGCCACGTAAGAACGGGAAAACCACCCTTGCCGGTGGTATCGGGCTGTACATGACTGGCGCCGATGGTGAGCACGGTGCCCAAGTGCTGAGTGCCGCAACGACAAAGGATCAGGCTTCGTTCGTGTTCGAGCCGATGCGACAGCTTGTGCTCAAGTCTGGTCTGCGTGCGTACCTGAAGCCCTACAAGTACAAGATTCTTCACCCCGCTAGCGGCTCGTATTTTCAGCCTGTCGCCAATGCGGGAGATGCGCAGCACGGTGCGGATATTCACTGCGGCATCGTCGACGAACTTCATCTGCACAAGGAGATGACGTTGATCGACGCGCTCGAAACAGGTACTGGCTCAAGGACTCAGCCGCTGATCATGTACATCACGACGGCGGACGCCGGTAAGCGTCATACGCCGTATGACGTGAAGCGTGACCGCATTGAGAAGCTGGCGAGCGGTGTGCTGAAAGACCCGACCACCTACGGTGTTGTGTTCGCTGCGGACGCGAAATCGCCTGATTTCGACCCGTTTTCGATCAAGACGATCAAGAGTGCCAATCCTGGCTTCGGTATCAGCCCGACGAAGCGTTACTTGCTCGGCGAGGCCGAGAAGGCGAAGGAGTCACCGGCTGCGTTGGCGCGATATCTGCGGCTGCACTTGGGAATTCGCACGAAGCAGGAGTTCCGGTTCATCGATGTCGAGGATTGGGATGTCAACGCCGCGATGGTCGACGCTCGAAAGCTCAAGGGAGCGTTGTGTTATGGCGGGCTGGACCTTGGTTCGACGAGTGACTTGACGGCTCTGGTGTGGGTGTTCCCGGACATGGATGACGGCGCGTTCGATGTGCTGGCGAGGTTCTGGACGCCGGAGGAGAATCTGGTGAACCTCGACGACCGGACCGCGAATGCTGCGTCTACTGAATGGGTTCCGCAGGGTTGGTTGCGCACGACGCCGGGCAATGTCACGGACTACCGCTTCATCAAGAAGCAGATTGACGAGGATTTGTCGACGTTCGAGGTTGCCGAGATTGCGTACGACCCTTGGCACGCGCAGGAATTGGTGAATGACTTGGTGAACGATGGCGCACCGATGGTAATGATGCGGCAGGGTTATGCGTCAATGTCTGCGCCTACCAAGGATTTTCAACGTTTGGTGAAAATGGGTGCGCAGCTCGACGAGGATGGGCACCCGGTCAGGCCGATCATCCGGCACGGCGGCAATCCCGTGTTGCGTTGGATGATCGACAATTTCGCTGTCCAGATGGACCCGGCGGGGAATGTGAAGCCGGACAAAGTGAATGCGGGCGACAAGATCGACGGCGTTGTGGCGCTGATCATGGCTTTGGGTCGTGCGCTGGCGAACGCGCCGGACGACAGCGAAGTGTGGGGCTTGTACATGTGATGTGGCGCAACAAGATTGGAGAGTGGTGATCAACAACATGTCTGGGCTGCTGGCGGTAGTCGGGTTGGCGGCGATTATCACCGGAGTTGTTCTGCACTTCGGTGTCGCCGCCGGTCTGATCGTCGGTGGGGGCCTGGTGCTGCTCGTGTCGGGTCTGTTGTACGACCCAAAAAACAAGGGCGGCACGGGAAAAGGCAACGACGGTAATGGTCCGATGTTGAGGTCGGTCTGAGGCTGTGAACCTGTTAGAACGTATCCGTGGCCGGTTGCTCGGCGAGAGTAGCCGTGATTTCGGGTCGGTGGATGACTACATCAGCCTGTATAACCAGTTCTTCTACAACGGTTTTGGGCATTTGTTCACCGGAGGCGCCGTTCAGCAATCGCTTGGCGGTGAGACGACGGAGCCTCCCTCGTCCACGTTCGTCGGTTTGGCCACGAACGCGTACGCGGCAAGCGGGCCGGTGTTCGCGTGCGAGATGGTGCGAATGCTGGTGTTCTCGTCGGTGCGTTTTATGTGGCAGAACATCATTGACGGCAAGCCATCCGATCTGTGGGCCGACGATCCGAGTCTTCGTCTGCTGCAACGTCCTTGGAGCGGCGGCACGACGCAGGACTTGCTGGTGGCGATGATCCTTGACGCCGATCTTGCCGGTAACGCGTATATCATGCGCAACGGCGATGAGCTGGTGCGGCTGCGTCCCGATTGGGTGCATATCGTGTTGGAGCCTCGTGCTGTGTACGGTGGTCCCGGTGCTGTCGGTGGCGGCCAAATCGGTTACCGCAGAGTCGGTTACATCTACCAAGAGGGTGGTGTCAACAGCGGTGAGTCGGAGCCGGTGTTCCTCGACGTAGACGAGGTTGCGCATTTCGCGCCGGTGCCGGACCCGCTGGCGTCGTATCGCGGAATGTCTTGGCTTACACCGGTTTTGCGCGAGGTGTGGGCCGATCACGCGATGACTCGGCATCAACGAAAGTTCTTCGATCAGGGCGCTACGCCGAACATGATCGTGAAGTACCAGCCGGGAATGACGCTGGAAAAGATCAAGGCGTTCAAGGAGCTCCTGGAAGAACGCCACACAGGTGTCGACAACGCTTACAAGACACTGCATTTGGCGCCCGGCGCGGACCCTGTGCCTGTCGGCGCCACGCTGCGGCAGGTGGACTTCAAGGAGGTTCGCGGCGCTGGCGAGACGCGTATCGCCGCAGCGGCTGGTGTTCCGCCTGTAATCGCCGGTTTCTCAGAGGGTTTGGCGAACGCCACCTACTCGAACTTCGGGCAGGCTCGTCGTAAGTTCGCCGATGCGACGATGCATCCGTTGTGGGAGAACGCTGCTGGCAGCTTGGAAGTGATCATGCCGAAGCCTCGTCGGCGCGGTATGCACCGGCTGTGGTACGACGCCACGGGTGTGCCGTTCCTGCGCGAGGACGAGAAGGATGCAGCCGAAATCGCGCAGATTGAGGCAGAGACGATCAACAAGTTGATCACTGCTGGATACACGCCGGAGTCCGTTGTGAAAGCCGTTACGGCACAGGATTGGCGGCTGCTTGAGCACACAGGGTTGACCAGTGTGCAGCTTATGGAGCCGGGTTCGCAGCCGGGCACGGGTAAGCAGGATGATGATGAGCCGCAACGGAATCGGGCTTTGGCCCCGACCAATGGGAGGATTGTCCGTTGAGCGAGATCGAACGTCGCAGCGCGGTCCCTGCGGGGAGCGGTATCAGACAGGCGCCTTTTGCGTTGCGGGACAACGGCGATAGCGAGATCGAAGGCGACGGCTGGACCCTCGACGGCTACGGCGCTGTGTTCAATCGCATGACTGTCATCGACAGCTGGGAAGGCGTGTTCCGTGAACGTATTGCGCCCGGCGCGATGCGGAAGTCGTTCCGGGAGAATCCGCCAATTGTGCAGTTCGACCACGGTCGCCACCCGCTGATCGGATCGTTCCCGATTGCGAACCTCCGTTTCGCGCGCGAGGAAGTGGACCCGGAGCTGGCGCCTGAGGGTGGTGCGCATATCGTCGCTGATATATTCCGGCACTTGTTTTTTGAGCCGTTGCGGGAGGCTATCGCCGCTAAAGCTGTGCGCGGCATGAGTTTCCGCTTTTCGGTTGTGCGTGAGAAGTGGGAGACCGCTGACGGCAAGGTAATTCGCGACGAGGACGAGTTGTTGAGCGAGTTGCGACGTACGTGGAGCGGCGATGTTCCGGAGGAAGAGTTGCCGATTCGGACGTTGCAGGAGCTTCGGGTTCCCGAGATGGGGCCGGTGGTTTGGCCAGCGTACAGCGAGACGTCGGTGAGTGTTCGCGGCAAGCAGGTGATCGATCTTGCGGAGCTTGACCGCGATCCCGAGACGCGCGTTGCGTTGGCACGTAAACTTTGGGCGATGCCTGCTGTGGGCAAGTCCAGGGAAACACAGTCGAGGTCGGACGACGCGCCGCAAGCCACGGTGCCGGAGGCCAGCGCGGAACAGCAGTCCGCGCAAGTGGCTTCACGCGACACCGCCGGGGAGCACCCGTCGTCGCCCTCAGCGAGAGGTAGTGACGCGCCGCGATCCACTGATCAGGGTCACCGCGAACGCGCTGTGCGCCAGCGTGATTCCCTGTCAGCCGGTAAGCACCCGTCGAAACCGCAACCGCGTGAACGTATTACCAAGACAACGATTGCTCGCGAACTGGTGCGTTCACGAAAAGTGTTGATGTCCATCAATCCAATCGGAGGTAACGATGCCTGAAGACCTGCCGGTCAATGACGGCGGCGATCAGGGTCACGACGACGAGCGCCGCTCGGCTGGGCCGACCCTGACCCATTCGCAGGCCGTGAACCGTCTGCATGAGATTCGTGCAGAAATGCAGCGGCTCAACGAACTTGATCGCCTCACCCCGGAGGACGAGGCGTACTTCATCGAACTTCGCGATGAGTTCGACGAGGTCGACGAGCACCGTAAGCGCCTTGAGCGCAAGCATGAACTGGCTCGGATCAATCGGGCTGCCGAGAACGTGGACAAGTCGATTCGCGGATTGCGCCTGATTCCTGGCAGCACAACGGGTTCGCGCAGCGACGAGTACGACCGTGACCCGATTCTGCACCCGGATTCGGTGGAGGACTGCCGATTCCGTGATCCGTGGGATCTGAGTGAGGTTCGCACTTTCGGGCGTGACCCGTCCGATGTGTCGCAGGAGCTGCGTTCGCGCGCGCTGTCGGCGATTGAGAAGATGCAGGGCGCCAGCGACCGAATCCGTTCTGCCGCAACGGATATGCTGGAGAAGTTCGACACTCGCGACGCGAAGATCGCGCAGTTCATCCTGCATACCTCGAAGCCTGCCTATATGCGTGCGTGGGCGAAGATGGCGTGCAACCGGGCGAACACGCTGACCGTTGAGGAACAGCGTGCGCTGGCTGAGGTCGACCGGTTCCGGTCGATCACGCTGACCGACGCCAAGGGTGGCTATCTCGTTCCGTTCCAGCTGGACCCGACGCTGATCATCCTGTCCGGCGGTGTGCGCAACGACATCCGCCAGGTTGCGCGGCAGGTTGTGGCGACCGGCGATGTGTGGCACGGCGTTGCCTCGTCGCATGTCCAGTGGCGTTGGGCGGCTGAGGAATCCGAGGCCACCGATGGTGCGCCGACCTTCAGTCAGCCGACGATCCCGAACTACAAGGCAGACGGGTTCGTGCCGATTTCCATTGAGGCACTTGCCGATGAGGCGAATGTCGCGCAGGAGGTCGGTCGTCTGCTTGCCGGTGGCAAGACGGACCTTGAGGCCGATGCGCTGATCAACGGCACCGGCTCGGGTCAGCCGACCGGCCTGATCACCAAGCTGAAATCCGCTGGCGCTACTGTGGTTCTGCCGTCGGACACCACGGACACGTTTGATCTCGCCGATGTGTACAAGATTCAGGGAGCGCTGCCCGCGCGGCACCGCGCGAACGCCGCGTGGCTCGCGAACAACCTGATCTACAACCTGATTCGGCAGTTCAACGAGGACTACGGCGGCTCACTGTGGACCGACCTGTCCGCTGATCGTCCCGCAATGCTGTTGGGCCGCAGCGCACTTGAGGCTGAGGCCATGGACGGGGTGATCAACACGTCGCAGGACAACTACGTGCTGGTGTTCGGCGATTTCGAGAACTACGTGATCACTGACCGGCTCGGCATGGCTGTCGAGTTCATTCCGCACCTGTTCGGCACCACGAACGGGTTCCCGACCGGGCAGCGCGGCTGGTACGCCTACTACCGGGTTGGCGCGGACGTTGTGAACACCAACGCGTTCCGTCTGCTGAACGTCACCTAGTCCCTTTGGGAGGCTGAGGGATTGGCAAACGGTCCCTCAGCCTCCCTGTCTATTCTCGGAAAGGCTTGCCACACAACATGACTGTGTTACGAGCGAAGAGTTCATTCGCATATACCCGGCCTGATGGTTCCACGGCAGTGATGAAGCGCGGAACGCTTGTGCAGCACGACGATTCGGTCGTCAAGGGTCGGGAAAAGATGTTCGAGACTGTTGAGCGCACCGTTGAGCGCGCGCAGCAGCGTACGCAGCCGGTGAAGGCTGCGCCGAAGACGGAGACGGCGACGAGTGAGCCGGACGAGCGTCGGTCTCTGTCAGCCCCTCGTAAACCTCTGCACCACAAGGGTGGCGGCGGTTCGTCATCGAAAATCGTTGGGGGTGAATTGGGGGTGAAAGGTTAAATGAGGTATACCCTCTACACTCACGCTCTCGTCTACGAGGCGCTGAAGATCACAAACGTTACCGCCGACGGCGATGTGAACGGCACGGCTGTTGATCTTCTGAAGAATCAGAACGCTTTTCGCGATTCGGTGCTGTTCGTGTTCCAGACCGGAACCATCACCGACGGCACCTACTCGGTGAAGCTTGAGGAATCGGACAACGGCACCGATTGGGAAGAAGTGCCGGAGAACCGAATTCAGGGTGAGCTGCCCGAGTTCGGAAGCGACGACGACGATGCTGTGGCTGAAGTCGGTTATATCCCAGCCGGTTTCCGCTATGTGCGCGTTGTTGTGACCGCTGAAGACACTAGCTCCGGCGGTACATTGTCGGCTGTGGCGGTGGCTAACGGAGCTTCGTCGTCGCCGGTGAAGCGGGCCTAGTCGGAGCGCGAAAACCGCTGTGGCTGAACTAACCCCGCAGGACGTGGCCGACTACACGAACAATCGGCTGCCTGCTGACGACCCTGAGACTCAGCGGCTGCTCGATTACGCGTTGGCGGCTGTGCGCAACTACTGCGAATGGCACGTGACCCCTCCCCGTGACGAGACATTGGTTTTCGACGGGGAGGGTTCACGCATTCTCGTGTTGCCGACCATGTATCTCGTCGAGTTGAAATCCGTTGAGGAAAACGGGCATTCGCTCGACGTGAGCGGATTGGTCGCTTCGGCGTACAACGCCGGGAAGCGCACGCCGGTACGGTTGCGTAAGCGCAGCGGTGGCGTGTGGGCGATGGGTTACAGCAATATCGTCGTCGAAATGACTCATGGTTTTGACGAGGAGGACGCGGCGGATTTCAGGCTTGCCGTGCTCGACGCCGTTGATCGCTTTGCGCAGACCAAGGGCAATGTGAGCGTCGGTGGCTTGAAGCGCTATGACGTTGACGATGTGAAGCGTGAATGGTTCGACCCGCGTGCTGGTGATTTCGCTGAGCGAGTCATCAATGAGCGGCTGGTGGAGCCGTATCGAATTCTGTTGCCGCACTGATGCTCAACGATTCGATTCAGGTTAGGCACCGGCTGACCGGCGAGAACGCCGCAACAGACGATTGGGGTGTGCCGGTCGGCTACAGCGAATGGAAAACCGTTGCGGGCGTTCGGTTCAGGCCGCTAAACGCTCAGGAGCAGGTGGCGTTGACCGACCGCGCGTCGGAGACATGGAAACTGACAGCCCCGCCTGTGCCGGACATTCTGGCTATCAAGGCGGACAGTCAAATTCAGCACAACGGAATCATCTATGAGGTGGATGGCGGTATGCGACCGTTCACCGATGCTTCCGGTCAGCTATTCAAGGTCACCGTCATGTGTAAGAGGCAGCAAACGCAAATCGCGTAGCTGGTAAGGAGATTCAATAACGATGCGTTACCGTGTGATCGCTCCGGTTGTCGTGACTGCCGCAGATGGCAAGTCTGTCAAGCATTTCCGCAAAGTCGGTGAGGTTATCGATATTCCGAACAGCGCTGAGGCGCAGCAGCTGGTGAGCAGTGGCTACGTGGAGCCGGTGCAGTCAGTTGCGCCGCAGCCTCAGCCGGTGGCTAAACCCGCTGCGGCGCCGGAGGATAAGAAGAAGTCCTGATGGCGTCGTGGGAGGACGAGCCAGCGTTGCGCGACGCGCTGGACCGTCTTGGTTTCACTGTTGACGACATCTATCGCGAGTACGGCAGTGAAATTGAGTCACAACTGAATTCCCGCGCGGATGACGTCGAGAACTTCTGGGTGTCGATCTCGCCGGTCGACACCAGAGAGTATGTGAAGTCGTTCGAGCGGGAAGCGTTCACGGACAGCAAGCGCAGACCGGTACGCCGCGTGATCAACAAGGCAAGGCATGCGCATATCCTCGAATACGGCTCGAAACACACCGATCCGCAGGCGATTCGCGCGAAAGTGGCGGATCAGTTCGGGTGTGAGGGGCGGTACATGGACGATGAGTGATCCGCTTCTGTTGCCGTGGAAGGCGCCGGATGGCGTTGGGGCACTTATTAAGTGGATTAGTGAAGTCGTTCAGGCTGGTGCGACCAAGCCTCCCGGCGCTGGCTATCCGTACGCAATGGTCCGGCTCATGCCGGGTGGGTCCGACGACAAGCTCACCTATCGCGGCGTGTACGCGGTACACGTGTTCGATGTAGCCCGCAATGGTGTGTCGGCGGTCAAAAACGCAAGGGATGCAGCTGATCTGGTGCATAGGCGTGTCCTTGCGTTCGGTCCTCCGTTGATGCCGCAGCAATCGGTTGTGTTGCCCGACGGAACGGTTGTTATGCCGGACACCGTGGAAACGAAGACGGCGACCGAATGGGTGCAGTACAGCGAGGACGGCTCGGTGGAACAGTTCGTCACCGAGTACGACATTTCGTGGCGCTATCAAGCTGCGTAATGATTGCGCACCAGGTTTCACACAGTCAAAGTTGTTGGACGCCCAGCTGTTTCGCACAGCGGGCATAAACCACGAGGGAGCATGATATGGCTCTGCCTGATACTGGTGGATCGTATGCCGAAGTGTTGCAGCCGGGTATCAACCCCTTGGCTGTGCGCAAAGGCATCATCACCGATGTGTTTGTGCGGGACTATCTTCAGTCGTCTACGAATCTCGCCGATCCATCGGCGGGGCTTGGCGATGACGGGTACTTCACGCCTTACGCGAAGGACGGTCAGGTCCGCAAAGACTTGCTGGTGACCGCCGACGGGCCGAATCTCGGTTTCTACCATGTGGGTATGCTTGGCGCAGACGGGATTTCGTTCGATCCGAACATGGATATGGAGGAAGTCCCGGTGGCGCAGTCCCTGCGGCCAGCGCGCGTCGACATCACTCGCGAGGGTGAGACGTTCGAGATTGTCGCACTGGAAATGACACCACTGGTGCGCTATCTGGTCAACGAAATCCCGCTCGTCAGTGTGCCCGACGTGGGTACCGCGAACCTGACGATTCCAAAGCCTATGGAAGCGACAATCGTTGAGCGGCAGTTTATTCTGTTCGGTTTCGACGGTGAGCATCGCTTCGCGCGGACCATTCCGCGTGCCGCGAAGACGAACGTCGCCGAGTTCAAGTGGGCGCGAGAAGGTAAGGAAGGCACCGGCGTTCGCATGACGTTTATGGTGCTGCCGTGCCCGTACGTGAACAAGCCTGTGCTGGAACATTACGACGGCTCGGCGTGGCGCGCGCTGGGCGGTTATCCGAAGTTCAGTTCTGCGCCAACAGCTTCCGCTGTTGCTGGCGGCAAGGCTACGGTGTCGTTCGCTGAGGCTGTGGGGAAGAACGATCCGTTCACCTATGTGCTTGAGCAGGCGGACACGGCGAACGATCCGCTGGAATGGGTGGAGGCGTCCCTTGACGGCACGCCGTCAATCGTCGGTCCGACGGTGACGATGAGCGTCAAGGACTTGACGCCGGGGGACAATTACAAGTTCCGCGCTGTCGCCACCGGTACGAATCAGCTGTCGGCAGTTTCGTTGCCGTCCAACGAGATTACCGCCCTTGGCCCGTAGCGGGTTGAAGTCTCCCACCGGGGAGGGTTTGACTGTGGCCCTCCCCGGTGGGCCTCAATCACAGTCGTACACAGTCGATTTCGAGAAAGGACACAGTCACCATGAGCGATAAGCGGCGACGCTTCAGTCTCGAAGAAGCGCTCGCGCAGAACGCCGAGTACTTCGGGTTCGATATCTGCGACGAGATCGAATTGAACGGCGAGATATTCGAAATCCGTTACCGCGAACTGCTTGACGCCGAGACGCGTGAACGGCTGAACAAGGTCTATCAGATGTACGCCGAGTGTGACCGCGAGGAAATTCAGATATCCGACGGCAAAGGCGGTTACACGACAATCGTTGGCGCATACAAGGAGCCGCGCACCTACAAGGGTGAACTGTTCGACCTCGACGAGCACATCGGTCGCGCGGTGTGGGGAGACGAGAAGTATCAGCGTTGGATTGACGCCGGTGGCCCGCCGGGGATGATTCAGATTGTCTGGAACCGTATGCGGCATCAGTTCACGACGAGGTTGAACGCCGACCCCAAAAGTCGCTGAGGCATTTGCGATTTGGCTCGACTATGCGCCGCAGATTGAGTTCGATCTTCGGAATTTCTGCGGCGTGCGTATCGGCGACTGGTTGACCGGCAGGATCAGTAGCCGCGAATTCCTCGTTCTCGTAGAGGGTTTGATTATGACTCAGGAGCGTTCCTGGCTTCGCGCGGTTGTCTCCGCCGATCTTCGGGAACGCAAAGAGAAAGAGTCGCGACGGCGTATGAAGGAAGCCCGCGCGATGCTGCTGGCGGAAGCGTACGGCAGGCCGCTTGATATGGCGGACATCGAAGATTGAGAGGAACACAGTCAGCATGGTTCAGGAACTGAAACCTGAAGTGCGTCAATCGATTCGGGGTATTCCGACGCTCGACGAGGCGGTCGACGAGCTGGCGGAAGCCTTTGGCTTTCAGCCGCATTACGACTTCCGTGTCGGCGACGAGGTTTACCGAATCACCTACAAACAGTTCTATTCGGCTGATGTGCAGCGCCGGATCGACGCTGTTGACAAGTCGCTTGAGGATTGCGACAAGGACGAGAACGGTTTGTTCCTGCTTCCGTTGCGGCGCAACGGCGTTCTGTTGCCCGACTCGCGAGATGCTTTGCGGCTCATCGCGATTTGGGGTGAAGAGAAGTACCGCCGTTTTGAGGCCGCTGGCGGGTCTCCCGACCTGTTGAGCATTGTGTGGGAGCGGCAGGAGATGGATATTGCCGCCAAACGCGCTGAGCGGGAACGCAGGAGGTAGCCCGCATAGATGACACTGGATGCGCCCAATTCGCCCATCAGAATCGATCTGAGGGCGAATTGGGCGCATTCGCGCATATACGCAAACCTGTTGGAAGGCTGGTGACTGGCTAGTGCCTATCGGTATCGACATCAAGACCCGACTTGACGCCGGTTCTATGCAGGAAGCCGCCCGGCAGGCCGAGAACGCATTCGCTGGTGCTGGTGAGCGTGCGGCGCAAGAGTTTTCGCGCCGTATGCAGAGTCAGGCGGCACGTACCGGTCAGCAATTCGGACAACAGGTTGCGCAGTCCGCGTCGGCATCGTTCAGCCAATTCACCGAAGGTTTCATGAGCCAGCGCAGCGGGCCGGTGAGCACTTTCATGGCTGTTGGCAAGTCGAGCGGTGGAGCGTTCCTCGCCGGTGTTGCGTTGGCGCTGTTGGGAAATGAGCTTGTCGGTATCGCCGGTCGCGCCGCGAAGAAGGTTGTCGAGGGTTTCAAGTCAGTCCTTGACGACGGGATCGATTTCTCCCGCACCATCAACGAATTCCGAGGTGTGACAAAGGCTTCCGAGCAGGAGATGGCCGCGATGCGCAAGCTGGCGCAAGACCTCGGCTCGGACATCAACCTTGTCGGCACCACGGCAGCGTCGGCGGCTACGGCGATGCTTGAGCTGGTCAAAGGCGGCATGAGCGTGCAAGACGCCATGGATGCGGCTCGTGGTTCGATGCAGTTGGCGACAGCGGCGCAGCTGGATGCAGCTGAGGCTGCGCGGATTCAATCGTCTGTGCTGCAAGCGTTTTCGCTAGACGCGCGCGAAGCGCAGCACGTCGCGGACTTGCTGGCCGCGACGGTGACCGGCGCGCCGGGCGACATGGCTGGCTACGCCGACGCGTTGAAGAACGTCGCCACCACGGCGCACGGGTTCGGGCTGAGCGTTGAAGAGGTTCTGGCGACGCTTGGCGCGTTCCACTCCGCTGGCCTGACGGGCGCTGAAGCGGGTTCTGCGTTGAACACCATGCTGATTCAGCTTGCGTCTCCGTCAAAGGCTGCCGGTGAGGCGATTCAGGAGATGGGGCTTCAGATACGCGACGCCGAGGGCAACTTCGTCGGTATGCGAGAGTTGTTGCGGCAGATAGGCGAAGCCGCTGATCGCATGAATCCCGCTGAGTTCCAACGTGCTATGGCCGACATCTTCGGAACGCGCGGCATTCGTGGCGGCATGATCGCAGCGGGTGAGGGTGTCGAGAAGTTCGACGCGCTGATGGAATCGTTCGAAAAGACCGGTCACGCAGCGGATTTGGCGAAAGCGCAGGTTGCGGGCCTGCCGGGCGTGGTTGAGGGCCTGTCGAACACGCTGGACGGCATCAAGCTTGAGTTCTACGACATGATCGAAGGCATCGCCAACGCCAGCGGCGACACGATGGTCGAGGCGCTTGACGGTGTGCTGACGAAAATTCAGGAGTACAAGCCTGAACTGATTGAGTTTTTCGGCGCTGTCGGTCAGGCGGGAGTCATTGCGGCAGGATCGATTTCGGCTTGGATGGCGGGGCTGCTGCGGGCTGTGTCGGTCAGCGCCGGTGCTGTTGCTCATGTGCTCAAGGCTGTCGACACCGTTGTCAACGCTGTTGACACGGTGATGTCGAAGATTCCCGACGCCGCGCTTCCCGGCTGGGCGAAGGCGCTGAAACGTGGTGCAGCTGAGGCGAATACGGCATTGGACGGCCTGATTCAGCGGAATCAGGAATGGTCGTCGACGTTCGGCGACTTGAGTTCGTTCATGAGCGACTTGGCATTTGACACGTTGCCGCAGTTGAGCGCAAGCATTTCGGAAGCCACCGATAAAGCTGCCGCCGACGCCGAGATGCAGTCCGAGCGGATCAAGCTCTACAACGAGATCAAGGACAGCATCGAACTGATCCCCGAGACGAAACAGGTTGTTCTGAATGACAATTCGCAGGAGGTTATTGACCGACTGCGTGATGTGGGGATTGCTGTCGAAAGCCTGCCCGACGGTCGCATCAAGATCAACGTCGATTTCGATCAAGCGCAGGGGGGCGCGTTGGTGCCGGTCGGCGAGGCACCTGATGTGTTCAAGCGACCGAAACCGAGTCGCGGACCCGGCGTGCCATTCACTATGCCGGATAAGGGCCGTGGTGGCGACTCCGAGCCGCCACCGTACTTCGATCCGAACGAATGGCAGGTCGACCTGCCGATTGACATCGGTTCTGGCGCAATGAATTTTCCGGCAACCGCGCAAGGGGTTCACCCGGACCTGTTGCGTATCGCGCAGATAGCCGAACAGTTCGGTCTGACAATGACTTCCGGTCTGCGCCCGGGAGATACAGGCTCGTTCCATTCGACCGGCATGGCAGCGGATTTCGCGCCACCGGGTGGCGGCGTCAACACCGACAACATGCTGGCGTTCGCCGAGTATCTGCGCGCAGAGTTCGGACCTCAACTGGCAGAACTGATTTACCACGACCCGCGCTTCTCGGGCAGGCAGGTCTACCGTGGGCAGCCGACGCCGGACTCGACCTACGCCAACGCTGGCGACCACACCAACCATGTGCATGTTGCGATCAACGGGCCGTTGCAGTTCGGCAGCGGCATGCCGGGTGGTGTCCAACCATATTTCGGCTCAACGGATTTCGGACCCGGCGGTACTCGCGTCGTCGACCCCGACAAGGTTCGGCGCGCGGAGATGGATGTTCTGTCGAAGAAGGAAGCCCTTGAGGAAGCGAACCTTCGGCTGTTGGAGGTTCGCGCCAAAGGCAATGCGACACAACGCGAATTGCTCGCCGCCGAGAACGATGTGGCGCAGAAACGGCGCGCGCTCGACGAGTCGCTACGCAACCTCGCCGAGGCGCAGCAGGGTGAATGGAAGAAGCTGAATGACAAGGTTGCCAACACAGCTACCGCCGTCGAGGATCAGATAGGTGCTGTGCTCGACGCCGATTTCGGGTTGTCCAAAGGCTTGGCCGGTCTTGCTGAGAACCTTGTCAAGTTCATCGCAAATCTCGCTGCGGCACCGCTTCTGGGGCAGTTGTCGGCGATCAAGCAGATAGGTATGGCGCAGGCCGGGCTGAGCGAGCCGGGCAAGGGGCTGATCGGCATGCTTGCCCCGCCGATCCCGAGCGGTGGACGCGGTTTGTCATTGGGAGGCGCGCTGGGACAGATTAGCGGTGGCGGAGCAGGGTTTCCGGCTGTCAACCCGAACGATCCGGCGAGCGTCGCGGCCATGATCTACCAGATGGCGCGCGCACGCGGCTACAGCGATCATGAAGCGCAATCGATAGTCGCGTATGCGCTGGGCGAAAGCGGCCTCAACCCGTCCGCTTCCGGTGGGCCGCAAGGCGGTACGGGTCCGGAGCACACCGTGATCGGGCTGTTTCAGCAGAAGCCAGCGTTCGCGATGGAAGGCGGTATTCATCCGTCGTGGCGCGACGATCCTGTGGCGAACACGTATGCGTATCTGAATCAACTTGAGAAGTACCGGCATTTGCCGATTGAGCAGGCGTTACCGGCGACGAGCAAAGGTGGCCCGCTGACTTCCGTTGGGGCACAACCATGGTCGCCGCTGTACTCGCGCGCCGGTGACCTGATCGCGCAGGGCACGGTGCACGGCATGGGTGGTCCTATGGGGCTGTTGCCGGGCGTTGGGTTCTCTGAGTCGATTCCTGTTCAGCCGCAAGGCCGTTCGCCTGGTCAAGGCGTTTGGCAACCAGCTGGCTCTGGCTTCGGTGGCTTCGGTGGCGGGCTGATGGGAATGGCTAGTGGTGCGCTGTCTGCTGCTGGTGCTGGTGCTGGTGTTGCCGGGGCTGCCGCTGGCGCCGGACCGGGTGGGGCTATCGCGGGGCAGGCTGCGGCTGCTGGTGCGCAAATGTTGATGGAATTAATCAATCGCACAATCGGTTTCGCCGGTCAGGCCGCCGGTATCGGGGTGCAGGGGGTTACAGAAACGTTCCTGCCCAACGGTTCTGCGCTTGGCGATTTGTCGCAGAACTGGTTGTTCCGCATCGCCGGTGCTATGGCTGGTGCTGCTCCGCAATTGGCTGTGTCGGCTGGGCAGCAGGAGGTGCCGATGCAGGACATCACCAAGGCGATTGAAAAGGGCTTCGCAAATGTCAACAATGGCAACGGTTCTGGCGAGCGTGGCAATGCGCCGTTGATCGGGCAGATGAACGTGTCGAGTCAGGACAATGGTCAGCAGATAGCCGCCGATGTGCAGCGGCAGGTTAATGCTCACGGTGCGGGGATGAGCTGGTGAAAACGTATCCACCTGGACGGGTTACGCGGCGCGGCATAGAGATTCTGAAGAGCCGCCTTGAGCCGCTGGTGCTGTATGTCAGCCCGGATAGGACGATCCAATGGTGTCTGAGCGGTGGCCTTGAGCCTCAGCTTGGCGTGCAAGAGGGTGTGGCTCTCGTGGACGGGGTTGCCGGTCTGACACCAACTTTCAGGCTGATCGACAGCAAAGGCGCACGGCAGCACGGTGTTACGTATCAGCGCACGGTTTACGACCCCGCCGAGTATGACTTACAGGTCGAGGTCACCGTGCCGCCCAATCCTGTTCAGCCGGAGTTGGCTGCGTCGGCGATTCGGCGGGTACTGCGGGAATGGCGCGACTCGTTCTCGCCGGAGCGGACCGGCGAATTGGTGTATGTGACACCGGATATGGGCAGGTGGGTTGCGCGTGTCCGCCTGTCGAAGACGCCGCCGGAGCGTGAATTCCGCGCTCAGGCGAGGCGTTTGCGGCAGAGGTACACGTGGACCGTGCGCAACGATGACGGGTTCTGGCGCGGCACCGATTCGGTGTCGGTGTTCAAGTTCTCGTACAACTACCGGCGCGACAGTTTCAGGCGCGCAGACGATTTCGACTCTCTCGGTCCGCAGTGGAAGCAGACGTACATCGGTGACGGTACATCGAAATTCGGTGTGAAGGATGGTCGCGCGATGTTCTTCCCGGGCAGCGGTGAGGTCGAGGTTCGTAATCGTCTGCTCGGACTCAACGAGGTGCAGGTGATCGGTTTCAACGGTGAATATGAAGGCGGCACCTGGACTTTCACTGTTGACAACGTCACCACCGACCCAATCGATTTCGATGCGTCGGCTGAGGATGTTCAGGCGGCGATTGAGGATCTACCGAACGTCGGCGAGGGTAATGTCGAGGTCACCGGGCCGAACGGCGGCCCTTGGCGCGTAACGTTTCTCGGTGACTTGGCGTTCCAGAACATCTCGACGTCAGCGGACGGGTCGAATCTCACGCCGGACGGCACACAGGGTTCGGTGACCGTGGCGACGAACACCGATGGCTCGCCGGGTGTTACGGGCACCGACAATCAAGTAATCACAATCAATCTCGGCGACATCTGGGAGTGGCCGTTCCCGCACAACGGATTTCTGCGTATCTGGGGTCGTATGGACGACAACGACGATGCGCCGACGGCTGTGTGTGCGACGATTGAGCGGCATTGGGTTACGTTGTCGCGCTTCAACAGTGGTGTGGAGACTGTGATGAAGCGCGTGCCGCTGCTGGTGCCTCCGCAGTGGTGGGAGGATTGGACACTGGTGTGCGGAACACCAACTAACCAAAGAAAGTTCGAGGTCAAGCGTGGCCGGTTCACGCGGCTCTCGTACGTCGAGCAGGGCACCGGCTCGGTGATCGGGGCCAGCAATCGTGGCGTTGGGTTCGGTGCCCGTGTCGGTACGCGGGAATTGATTGGTGGGCAGGCGATTCCGCCGTCGGTTGACGCGTTTGAGGCCGGTGACAACGTGTCTGTCACCCAAAAGGGTTTTGTCACAGTGACGAATTTCGGTGACATCGAAGGCTACCCGCGTTATCTGGTGTACGGTCCCGGCACGTTTCGCATCGCGAACGGACCGGGTTCGAGCGAGTTCGTCGAGTTCGGACCATTGGGAGAGAATCAGATTGCGTTGTTGACGACGCTTCCACGGCTGCGCGGCGTCGTCGACCTGTCGCCGGACCAGCCGGAGCAAGAGCTGAGCGCGGTACAGAATTTCATCGACAAGCTGATCAGCTTCGCGACGAACAACAATGTTCCGCCATTACTCGAATGGTTCGAGTCACTGTTCGGCATTCTGCCGCCACAGGGAGAGATGTACCACTTGCTCAAGGGCAGGTTCACAAACCCGGTGCCGCCCAAGCCATCTGGCGAGCCGCCCACACCGGCGAAGATAGCCGTGGAGATTGTCAATGGCACCGCTGAGTCGAAAATCGTTGCCGCGCTGACACCCTTGCGGACATGGCCAGAGTAGAGATAGCAGACCTCGAAACACTGAAGCGAAAGCTTCAGGGTGACGCGCGAGTCGCGGTGAGTGCCGCAGACATGATGGCTGCTGTCGAAATGGCAGCTCCCACAGACATTCTCGTCACCATCTACGACAAGTTCTACCGTCCGCGTGGCGAGGTGAACGACTACATACAGCTCAACGCGGCGTTCCCGCGCTTCCTCGTCGAGACAGGCTCGCTGACACTCAAAGGCGATGACCCGCTTGCTGATTGGGCGCTGCGCTGCCACGACGAGGTTGTGCCGATCACGATTGAAATCGGAAATCTGTTGTGGTCCGGTCGGATTAAGGTGGCGAAAGACAGGTTCGGGTTCCCGAACGAGCCTGACACCGTGGTGGCGGAACTTGAGGGCGACCGCGCATGGCTCATGAAAATCCTTGCGTGGCCGAACTTTCTGCTGCCGATCCAGGTTCAGTTTCCGCCACGCGGTTACGCTATCGGCACCGCGATTCAGGTGTGCAAGTGGCTGATTTCGACGCAGACTTTCCGATTGCAGTCCGGCATATGGGATTTGGTGAACAACCTAGCGTCGCTGAACCTTGATTGGCGGTCGTGGCTCGGCACGTTCTTGATGCGGGATATCGTCGGACCCGACGGAAAGTTCGACATCACCGACGTGATGAGAATGTTGCGCACGCCGATCTATGTGATGCAACGCCCGCTTGACTTCCTCACGGACACTTCACCTGTCGTGTCGGTGACGTGGAGGATGGACAAGCTCTACGAACTGATCGATCAGATAGTGCAGGACAACGGTCTGGTGGTCGATGTCAAGCTGTGGCGTCCCGGCGACCCGCAGCCGGAGGACGGGATGCTATTCCCGCTTACCGTGCCGACCATCGTCGTCGA